TGTGATTTGCATATACTTATAACTATCACTATTTAATAGATCCTTAAAAGTATCATCATTATAATTCTTTTCAAAGTTTCCTTCGATTGAACAATTACCATTATAAATTCCATTAGGAGCATAGGACCCGAATACATGATCTCGAATTGCTCCTAAATCCCACTTAATTCTCATATTCTTAGCATTTAGAGTTGTCCCGGTAGCTAATCCTACTTCTGTATCGGCGGTTACTATCGTAATATCTTTAGCAATAAAATCATACTCAGTATCATAAGACGGAGAATTAGAATTGGCCGCCTCTTCCTTTGCAACAATTGAAGTGTTAAATCTTAAATAATCTCCGACATCTGCATTAAGCTCTAAACTAGAAACAACTCCTCCATTAAGAACTTTTTGAGATACACTCCCCTCTTTTATAAAAATTGAAATAGTATCGTTTTCTATACTATTGTTTACAGTAAAGACATGAGAATAAACTGAACTTCCTAAATCAGAAGTCGTAACAGCTCCATACAACTGATTAAACAGATATCCAATAGCATCAACGTGAACAATTCCCTCGATAACTCCCTCAAGCCATTTTTGAACTACTCTCTGGCCAGAAGAATCTTCTATTCTTCCTTGAGAATTATTATCAACCACCTTTACTACTTTGGTAATAATGTTAGCACTAACATTCTTTAACCATTTCGAAGTGTCTGACTCTGCCGTTCCTCTTGTGTCCTCAACAGAGAATCCAACCTCTATTTCTTTACCTATAAACTCGTTACTCATGTTTTTATTTTTATTTTATTTATATGACTAATTATTTGTCGCGACTTTTATTAATAAATCGGCTTCCACCCAGGCTGTCGCCCCGCCCTCTTCCTCTCCCTTTCCAAAGACTCCGGTATTTACTAAACCCCAAGCTCTATGTCCATCAATAGTTCCATCGTCCCAATCATTATCGAACTTTTCAAGTAGCTCGTCAATTGCTTTCGGTAAGATCTCCTCAAAAACTTCCTCATCTGTATATTCTCCAGTGCTTATAATCAACCATAGCTTAAATCTATATGTCTTAAAGTTCTCTTGTGTTGACATAAAATCATTATCAAAACCAACTGGATAAAATACAACAGCTGGAAACTTAGTTGGACTTCCTGCAAAAGGATGAGCGATAACTTCTTTAACAGAACTAACATCTGCTAAGGTTGCTTTTATCGCGGCTATTAAAACAGTAATTATTGGTTGACTTAGGGCCATATTAACTTTCTAAATTTTTTATAATATTATTTGTCATATCATCCATTAATTGATTGACTTTTTCCTCTGCTTGCTGAATTGCATAATCTAACCAGGGCCTTGCTCTTAATCTCGAAGTTCCCTCATGAACATAGTTTGAATAATTAGGAAATCTTCTTGATGGCTCTGGAGTAATCGTCATACTGAAATCTGTAATCTTCTGAACGTGTGTATCTCTTAGGTTTCCAGTTTTTACTGGTGCTCCTCCACCATGTCCTCCTAACTGCCAAGGACTTCTCATAATAATTTTAAGATATTCAGCCTTAACCCTTACCATCAATTTGCCAGACTCTCTTCTAACTACTTCTGGATTTTTACTAAAAGCTTTCAATAATTCTTTAATTCCTTTAACTTCAATCTTCATTTTTTTCTATAACTAATTCTAAATGTTGGTTTCCTCCTACACTATTCTCCTGGACCGCTCTGACTGAATAACTAGCCGAATCTATCGTTAAAGAATCTCCAGCCTCAACGTCAGCTCCAACAGCACACCATAAAGAAAATGATTTAGTTAAATCCATCGCAAGACTTTCAGCTAATTCAGCTCTTGCTTGTTGTAAATGTCCGGTAATAGTTCCAACAGTTTCAAATTCAGAATACTTATTTCCATCGACATCAGTTTTCTTTGTTTGCCTTTTTACAGTTACCGTTTCTGTATAAAATCTATCGATCATATTACGTATCTTTTCCTACTAGCAATAATATCTTTAGCCTGGTCAAAAGCGTTTAAATCAGACTCTCCATAAACAACAGAATAATTACCAATCTTTTCACTCTTTACACTTCCATCAGATCGGTTAAAAGAATACATCCCAGAAGCCAAGACAGTGGCCGCAAAAGAAATATCATCAGGAACAGCTTTAGAATAACCCCATTTAGCAGTTATTTGATGATTAGCCATTCCATCAACTCCAATTGGCCATATACCATTCTTAGAATAAACAGCTTTGATTGGTATAAGTTTAAGTAAATAATTTCTAGGTAAAAGAACATAATCGTCTGACTCAATCTCGGTTAGAGTTTCCCCGTAAACGTCTGACGCCCTTTCTACCTTAGTTATTTCAACACACTCATCAATTAACAAGGCTTTCCTTTCAGTCCCCTCAAAGAACCTCTCTGAAGCTACTACATCAGCCTCAAAGTTTCTTCCCGTTAACATATCAATAACTTTTTTGGCCGCACTTATAAAATCATCAGCATCTCCTGACGTTATCGTAATATTAAGGAACTTATTAATTTTTGCTTCCGTAGTATAACTCATTTTTTAATTATCTTATTGTCTGGCATCTTTGTATTTCCAAAGACCCGGATTAATTCTAAATCTTTACTCTTTAAGATTTTATCAGAATGAATCTTTTTGCCAGTATTTTTATTTTTGTAAATAAATTTTTTCATAATTAAATTCTTAGTCCTGCCCCCGAAGGAGCAGAGTAAAAACTCAACTAGCTAGCGTTGGTTTTTAAGACAGTCATAGCTGTTGGTATAATCCTGATGTAACCAACTCTTTCGGTCCAACGAACAGCCTCTCTGTCAGTTGTTATCAAGTTTAGATCAGCACTATCAGCTGAATTCCTAACTGTTCCTGCATCAAATCTTTTAACAGCAACCGCACCTTTGCTACCAAGGATACAACCCCTGCGAAGATCTCCATAAATAACGAAAGCAGTATCAGTAGCTCCCTCACTGGATGTAGGCATAACCTCAACCAATACAACTGGTTTGTTCCATAATAATAAAGGTTGTCCTTCTCCTGGAGCTTGATATAAGAATGTTCCAGCACTATCGGCGGCACTTACAGCATCAGCTCTTAATTTTCGCATAATATTAAGAATACTTCTATGCATGTAATACTTAGCGTTATTTTGTGCACCTTGAGGAGTGCTATCTTGCATATCTAACAATTTTTCAGGAGTTAAATCTGTAAAGTCTGTGCTACCACTAGCAAGAGTAACAGTATTTACATCTCCAGCTTCAAGAATTCCTGTGAAACTACCATAAGTTGAAGTTCCGTCTCCATTAAAGAAGGCTTCATCTTCAGCTTCAGCAAATCCTTCAGCTACCCTTCCGGCAATAAACCTGAATAAATCAACCTCTTCATCAGATAACAATTCACTAGTAATTGTTACGATGGCCGCAAGTTTCTCTAATTCAAGAGTGTCTTGACCTAGAACTACTTGAGTTGATTTAATAGAACCAGCTTCATCAACCCATGCAAGACTTACATCGGTAGTTAATGAATTGGCTTTATATGAATTCTTTGATAAGACCAAAGTGCTCATCTCACGTCTAGCAACACCATATTCAGTTGTTAAATGCCTAATCTCGGCTGATAACTCTGAATCAACTGCATAACCACCGTAAGGGGTTCCGGTTGCATCAGTTGTCATATCTTTCTTTTCTGCGAAACCTCCCAACTTCTGAAGAGCAGAAACATCGTTATTATAAACAGCTCTAACGGTTTTCTTAAAAGTTTCATTCAATAATTTCCTTCCCTTAACAATATCTGCATTATAAATACCAGATTTGTTTTCCTTAGACTCTTTCTGCGTTTCCATAAACTTCTGTAATTCAGTTTTCATTTCAGCCATCATTTCTGATACTGAACCCTTAGCAATACTTTTGATAAGAGCTTTCAATCCATCCTTAGTTCCTGCGTCAAGATCTAAATCTTTTGTTGGAGCTTTTTCAGCCAAAGCTTTAATAGACTCCATCTCGCCCTTAACAAGTTCTTTACTAGATGCTTCAAAGGCATCATAAAGTTTTGTTACCCCAGCTTTCTCGGCTTCAGAAGCGAAACCTTGAGCTATTAGGGATTTTACCATTTTAATAAATTCAAGCATGTTAATTTTAATTTAATACGAATAATTTTTTTCCCAGTGTCCTGACATTTAACAGGAGTTTCAACCTTTTAAGACTAATGTGATATCACTACTTTTTGGCACTCAATAATTGCCTAATTGATTTGTTAATAATACTTTTTTCTTGAGCACTAATCTTTTTATTTCCAACCAATCCAGAAAAATCTTTTACTGCTTCATTTATTCTTTTTAAAACATTTATCCTATCGACATTAATTTCTGAAACAACATCTTTAATAATTTTAACCTGATCAACTTCTTTAACCTCTTCCTTAGCTTTCTTCTCAAGCTCTTCTTTTTCTTTAGCTTCTTTTTCTTCCTTCTCCTTTGCTTCTTTATCAATTTTATCTTTTAAATCTTTCTCTTCCTTTTCTTTTGTTTCTTTTAATTCTTTTGCTTTCTTCTCTTCCTCTTTCTTTTCTTCCAGGTTCTTTTCTGTTTTAAATAAAGCTTCAGCATTTGCAGGAACTCCAACGATACTAACTTCCAATAGTTCTGATCTAGTTGGGTTTCCCATACCGTCAAAGTCTTTAGGAATAAATCCGATTGAGGTTGCATTTAGAAATCCCTTCTCTGCCAACTTAGCGGCTAAAGCACCTAAAGGATTATCAACAGCAAAAACAATTGTTCCCTGGAGCTTTCCTTCAGCTACCTGAATATTATCAATCCTCCCAATAATTCTTTCGATTGAATCGTATCTGTGTGAATCTAACACTACCGGGTTTTTCTTAAAGTTCTCTAACTCAAAGTTCTGAAAAATAATATCTCCATCCCTGTCTATGTTCCCAGTTGAGAATATAGAATCAAACTCGGTTTCACTTTTCTTGACAAACTTAACTTCTAAATCTGTAATCAAAGCATCGTTATTGTCTTTAACCTTTTCCCAAAGTTCCTTTAATGTTTTAACACCAAGAACCTTAAATGAATCGTTTGTTAGTTTATAGAATTTAATCATATTTTTTAATAAAAAGACGCCTTTCTAAAGCGTCCATGAATATTCATTCTACGAACACACTTATTATAGCACATTAATTTTTTCACACAATAATCGGCATTATTGTTTTTTACATACTACACCTACAATTAATAACCTCTTCCGCTGACCCTCTAGGGTCCCCTGGAAACTTCAATCCATTACTGAAGTAATCATTGATACCAACTTCTTCTCCATCGGCAATTGCATGACTATCTCTAACATTACTATCTCCAACTGTTACCCATATTTTAATTGGTAGTCCAGACTGCTTATAACCTTCAAAATTTCCTTTCTGAAAAGCTCCATGTGTTTCTGTCCTGGCAATAGTCTTAGCCCTGCTAGTTTCATAAATATTATATTTGTCTTGAATACCTTTTATTAAAGCCTCTCTTGGATTATCAGAATCAAAGGCTAAACTAAACACTTGCTCTAACTGACTAAATGTAGTTTTAACAACAGACGCAGAAAATATACCAACCCTCTCTTCTATCCAGGAACGAATGTTAACATCAATAATAAACTCATCAAACTTAGCCTTACTAAAAGACTTTGAGAAACTCATAGCATTAATACCGGCGTTAAATAAAACTACTTCCAATAAAGGCCTAATAATAGTTTCAATAATTCCCTCCTCTTCAGTCTTGTTAAATATTTCTGAAAGTTGTGGATTTCCTTGACCAGCCTCAATCTTCTCAATTAATCTATTTCTTTGTTTCTTAAAATATCTGGCCATAGCTTCCTCAACTCTTTTCTCTTCCTGGCTTAATTGTTTGTCTTTTATTTTTCCATACCTAGACCTAAAAGATTTGTCCTGGAGTGGATGAGTAATTAAACTCTTAAAACTTTTACCTTCACTAGAACT